TGACGTATTACGAGATGTTCCAGAGACACGAATCTGTATGGGGTTTGGTGTACCTCCTATTCTTGTAGGAGCTAATGTGGGCCTGAAGCGATCGACATATACCAATTATCCTGCAGCGAAGGTATCATTCTGGGACGAGACTCTATCTCCCATCTTCGAGAAGCTATCAAGTGCCACCAGTAAGTACCTGATTGATTCTGAGTTCCCAACTGATATTCCCGTGAAGGCCTTCTTTGATACGTCTAATGTACGTGCATTGCGTGAAGACAAGACAGCTGCATGGAGAAGAGCGACAGAGGCTTTACGAGCAGGTGGAATAACAATCAACATGTTCCTACAGGAGATTGGTAAGGAGCCTATAGATGGAATGGATATACTTTTTATCCCCGCTAATAAGGAGCCAATGAAGGTAAATGTCACTGGGCGTGCATTAACTAAGACACTTCTAGAGACTATGGGGGAAGTACAATATCATCACTTGTTCAATGCTACTGATCATAAGTTGCTTGAGGCAGTAAACGATAGTTAGGAGGGATAGATATGACTGAAGAAGTAGAGTATAGGTCTATTGAGACGGAACTACGTGTAGATCTTTCTAAGAGGAAGATCATAGGCCTTGCGAATGTATTTGGCAACCAAGATGCATTCGGGACAGTATTTGATAAAGGTGCTTTCAAGAAGACTATCAGGGATAAGTTTAATGGTGGAAAGGGGAAAATCAAGTTCCTCTTCAATCATGATCCATTTTCTATGATTGGTACCCTTACTAAGCTGAAAGAGGGGGAGGAAGGACTTGAATTCGAAGGTATAGTAAGTGATACTCCTCTTGGTAATGAGATCCTTACACTTGTACAAGATAAGGCACTTACTGATAATAGTATTGGCTTTCGTCGACAGAAGACGAATGTTGATGAAAATGATGAGGATCATCCTGTATTGCACTTTGTTCAAGTAGAGCTCTTCGACGTATCCCCCGTAACTTTTGGTGCTAATGATAAGGCAGTAATTACAGGGGTACGTTATCGAGGAGGGTTACCTGACATAGATGAATTAGCAGAAGCAGTTGCTAAGCGAGTTATGGTCGTGGTACCTGACCTGAGTGATCTATTAGAACGTACAGCTCAGATGTCGGAAGATAAGTGGATGTTAGTCAAGCGACCAGAGGGAGAAGAGAATGTCAATCAGACAGAAGAAGCACACTCATCCCAAGAAGAAAGGGGGAAAGTGAATTCTAATGACTCTAAGCATACCAGTGACGGAAAGAGCAAATCAGAGGACAATATAGATAATGATAGCGATGCTAGTCAGGCGAGGCTTAGAATGCAGAAGGCACGTCTAGATGTTGCAGAGCAAGAAACGCAAGTTGCTTAGGAGGGAGTGAAGTATGCCTACACAAGAATTGGAAAGGCGTGCTCAGGAGGAAGCACTAGCTGTTCTGACTGAAGCACGAGCTATTATCGATGCGGCTGAAAATGATGAACTCAGTAAAGAGGATTCTGAGCGTGTCGATAAGTTTATGACCGACTATGGGATGAAGAAGGAGCGTGCTGATACCTTAGTGAAGCAGCGTAGGACTAAGGAGCTTATCGAAGAGGAGTACGAGGGCTTCCAGCGCTCTAAAGATAGTGAAGAGGAGAATGGTAAGAAGCCTACTCCGCATATTGATGGTAATAAGGGTGAAGGTAGTGATGAACAGCGTGCTGGGCAACGATTGCAAGAGGTGCGAGCATTCGAACTATATCTCCGTCACGGACAGCGGGGTCTCGGGCCTGATGAACAGCGTGTACTAACTGAAGGTACTGAGGAAGCTGGTGGATTCCTTGTTCCTGAAGACTTCCGTGCTGAGTTGATCAGGCGTATTCCTGGATTAACAGTTATCCGCTCTGGAGCAACTATTGGTCAAACTAGTCGTGATGTTGTCACCATTCCGAAGGTGACTGGAGGCGACGACATGTTTACCTCCGGCGTCAGGATTACCTGGGCTGGAGAAACACAGACCGACGATGAGGGTCTTACAGATCCTGGGTTCGGTCAAGAGAAGATTCCAATCAACAAGATGATCGCGAAGACACGTGTGTCACGTGATCTCTTGATGGACTCCGCAGTAGATGTATCTTCGCTGATCACAGAGCTGTATGCGGAAGCTGTGGCGATGGGTGAAGATGATGCATTCATTAACGGTAGTGGAGTTGACCGTCCAGAAGGAATCTTGAAGGCCTCAGGTATTGGTAATACCAACGACGCCTTTGACGATCTCTTAGTAGGACGCTCAGACGCTCTTATTGATGTATTCTTTGCTGTAGCGGCGCAGTACCGAAATAGTGGTATTTGGTTGATGCGATCTACTACCGAAGCAGTAATCCGTAAGTTGAAGGATAGTAATAACCAATATATCTGGCAGCCTGGATTGCAAGCTGGTGCACCTGGTATGATTCTTGGTCGCCCAGTATTGTCTTCGGAGTTCATGCCTGCTAACGCTCAGAACAACAAGGTCATTCTATTTGGTGATCGACGCGGATTCTGGATCTATGATCGTTTGGGTACGGAGATCCAACGACTAGAGGAACGGTACGCTGAACAGGGTTTGGTGGGTTACGTCCTAACACGGAGGTTGGGTGGACAGGTAACACGAGCCTATATGTTCCAGACTCTTACTCGTACCGGTGCATAAGCGATTTTGATGAAAAGGAGGTTTGGCAGATGCCTAATATTCATGAACTAAGTAGTCATGTAGCAATTGATCAGGTCATTGATCCTATATCAGTTTCATCTGCTGGTACAGCTAATGGTGACTCACTCGATATGCAGGAGTACGATGGTTGTCTATTCTTACTCTCGGTCGGCGCGATTGCTCCTACTGGTACGATCGATGCTAAGATCACCTCTGATGCTCTCACGGCTTTCGGTTCACCTACTGATGTCCCGGGTGCTGCGTTGACTCAGATTGATGACATAGGCGACGATAAGGTCTATGCGATTGATGTACATGGTAAGATGCCTGAGCAGTTCATTCGTATCGAGGTAACTGACGCCGTAGCGGTTGCTCGAGTACGTGGTGTTCTTGCGATTCGATATCGTGGACGTCGAGCACCTGTAGTTCAGTCGGCGGATGTCGCTGAACTAGTTAGTGTAGCACTAACGTAAGATGTTACAAGCGGCTAGAGAGACCGTTGCGAGATTTTTGGGGAAGGAGCATCCAGAGAATAGAGAGATGGATTCTCGCGATCGCTCCTTCCCGATCTCGTTCAAACGTAGAAGTAGGAATAATGCAAAGCGACAACGAACCCCAAAGAGAAGTTAGCTCCCCACTATGGGCGTCTTACGTTGCAGGATTGTTTGATGGTGACGGGACGGTCGTAATATCTTATAATAGTGAGAAGAGACGATATCAACAATTAGTTGTATCGGTCTCAAACACCTTTGTGCCTGTGCTAGGAAAGTTAAAGTCTATATACGGGGGGTCAATAGACTCCTTAGGTCAGCCACGTAGGAACTTACGAGCTAAATTCTGCTATCAGTGGAAATTGACTGGGCGTCAAAAGCAATTATGCTTTCTCCAAGATATTCTTCCTTACGTAATAATCAAACGCCAACGAGTAGAACTCGGACTAGCATTCTTACAATTGGTTAGAAGTCAGGGGGCATCTAAAGAACGACTAGACCCCCTAGAAGTTACACAGAGGCACGTAGTAGCTGAAGCATTGCGAGTACTTAATAAGCGTGGTATTTGATATGGCACTTCTAAACGCCGAAGAGGTTCTTCAGAGAATAGTCACTGATCTCGAGAGTACTGCTATCGATGCGATCATTGCTCAAGAGGAGGCGGAGATTATTCGACGTTTCGGTGATGACGCATCGACACCAGTAGTAGATACTATTGACTCCGAGAAGAAGTGCAACGTATATCTCGATAGACGCTTTGCCTCAATCACAACCGTTACTGAAGGAGATAGAATTACGCAAGTCACTGTTGATGCAACTGGTTACCAACAGTGGCCAAATGAGGGGCGTCTAGAACGAATTGGTACAACTGGTCTTGTAATCGCATGGCAATCTATCGTAGTTGTCACATACTTACCCGAAGATGATAAGACTGAGAGACAACGTATCCTACTTGAACTCATTCGACTTGCTATGGATCGACAAGCTATGAAGTCTGAATCAGTAGGACAATCAGATTACATATATAAGGCTCCAGAGGATTGGGAAAGAGAGCGAGAAAAGATACTCGCCAAGCTCAATCACTTCGTGATAGTAGGATGAGGGGAGATAACATGCATAAAGCATATGTGGCCGGTCTCTTAGAAAGAGAAGGTGGTATAGATGGCTAGAACTAATCTTCCCGTTCAATCACTCCCGGGTGCTGGTGCGTCACAACTAACAGCTACTGCAGGTGATGCTACAAACGACCATGAGATGATAAATGATGGGCATACACAGATAATTGTGTTTAACGGTGGGGTCGGAGCAGTAGAAGTAACTATTATTAGTGTGAACTGTTCCCATGGACGTACTGGAAATATTGTTCAGTCAATACCAGCAGGTCAAGACTACAAGTTCGGGCCATTTCAGGCAGCAGAATGGAACCAACCTGCAGGTAAGTTAAATATCGATCTCGACATCGATACAAGCGTAACGTTAGTAGCTATTACTGGATAATGGAAGTAATTGAGATCGTAGGGCCAATCGAAGCATTTGATGGCTACGTGTGGGTAGATAGAGTACTGGGTGTTCCAGTAGAGGTATCTATTATTGGTGAGCACCAAGACTGGACTCATGCACTTGTAGTTGGAGATGTTCCAATAAGGTGGTTAACAAATAGTCCCGCAGTGAAAATGTTAACTACAGAGGCATCCGCGTTATGAGCATTCAGAATTTAATGACACACTTCTGTGATATAGAGAGAGATGCTCAAACTATTAGGGGAGACTACAACGTTAGTAAACCTGCATCTTGGCAGTCACATAAAAAGGATGTACCCTGTAGATTGATTCCGCAGGTGAGTAATGTTCGTGGTATTGGTGGAGCAGTGGGAGAAGAGTCTTCAATTTCACTTAGGGATGCAGTAAAGAGAGTAGTACGACTTATCTTCCCTAGGAACACAGATATCACAGAGGCTGATCGAATTGTGAATGTACGCTTTCGTAATGGTGCTACGTTGGAACCTGGTCCAATCAATGTTGTCCTAATACGTCCTGCAGATACAAGAAGTCGGCATCATATGAATGTGATCGCGGAGAGGATCTTTTAGATGCCCATCTCATTTGCTAGTTTAATGAGTGCATCTGGGTTGAAAACAGGTGGTGTAGCTTTCTCTGTAAGTGTTGATGTTAGTCAGTGGAAGGGAGAACAGCTACAAGAAGCAGTTGACAACTCCGCTGAAGCTATATTGATGACGTTTGCTCAGGACACAATGATCATCGCGAAATCTATTGTTCACATCATTACTGGTGACCTTGCACGGTCTATTAAGGTTGATCGACCAAGTGAAGTACGTGATCGCACAGAACAAGCGAAGAGTCGAGATCTAGGGCATCCTATACCTAGGCCAGAAAAGGTTGGTAAAGGTCGTATAGCACTAGCTGTTAGTGGAACTACGTTCTATGCTGTATATGAAGAGCTTCTACATCCATATATAGAACCAGCATTTAATGCTGCAATAGGGCTTAAGAGTAGAACTATCGGAGCCAACAAGTTAGGTAGATTATGAGTACACTTAATGGTGAAGTTGCTGATCCTGTAGGTGTTATAGTTGCACACTTATTGAGTCTTAGTGATCTCGAGGCCAAAGTTGATAAACGGATCTATGGAGGAGCTCTACCACCTGGTAGTGCTAATTTTGATAGTGCTGTCGTGATTAGACTTGCTGGGGGACTACCAGATCTATATCAAGAAGTGATTACATATCCACGCTTCGAGCTCCGTTGTTATGGTCTAACTGATGAAAAGGCTGGTGAAATATATTGGTTAGTCTATCGATTACTTAATGGGAAGTTGAACATTATAGCAAATGATGGGCTCATCAAATCTATCTGGATCAACTCAGGTGGAACGACACTCTACGACAACACTGTGAATAGGCCCTTTCACTTAGGGTTCCTACAGGCGATCATGCAAACGGAGAAGCTCTCAGCATAAGTAAGGGAGGATAAGTATGGCTTTCGAAAGTATTTTGGTTGGTAGTGGTGAGATCTTTGTAGCGCCTACTGTTGAAGCAGCACCTGTGGTAAATGTAGCTCCTGCAGGTAATTGGGTATCGCTCGGGGACACTGATGGGGGTGTAGCAGTCAATCTGAATCAGACTGTTGATACTCACCGAGTAGATGATGAATCCGGGCCAGTGAAGAAGACTATCTCTGAGGAAGATCTAACGATCGTTGTTAACCTGGCAGAGATGACGTTAGAGAACCTTGCACGTGTACTTAATAACCAAACAGTAACTACAGATGCTGGACCACCATCGACTAGAGAAATGGACCTCTATCGAGGAATAGGTGGGATGGTTGAGTTTTCAGTATTGTTCCGAGGTGGTTCTCCTTATGGAGCATTCAATGCTCAGTTCCATATACCACGCGCTGTACATGAGGGTAATATTGGATCTGCATTCGTTAAGGATAACAAGACTCTTATTCCAGTAGAGTTCCACGCACTTGTTGATGCTGCAGCTTCTCCTGCTACAGAGAAGTTTGGTACTTGGACAGCACAGGATGCATAATGTGTGACGCTAGTACTAAGGTTAGTGTTGACATTGGTGGATCTAATCCACAAGAGGTTATTAAGCAGCTTAAGGCACTTACACGAGCTGCTAGAGATGCTACACGAGCCATCACAGCGCTTAAAGAGGCACAAGAAGCACCCGTTTCTACAGCTTCGTTAGTTGCACAGGAGGTTCATAATGGGCGAAGAGGAAGTACTTGATCTTGATAATCTGGCGGCACTGGGTCCTAAGGTAAAGATTGGGAGTGAAGTATTCTCAGTACGCATGCCCAATCGATTAGGTTTACAGAAGACTGCTGAAGCGCAAAGCTTGGGTAAACGGCTTTCAGAGCTAGGTCTAAGGATGGAAGACTTTGCAGATACTTCAGACTTCTCTGAAGGGACTGATGGGTGGAAAGTTCTACAAGAGACACGTGACGCCTTCAAAGACTTCATCACTATCATTATACCTGAGATGCCTAATGAAGTTCAAGAGACATTATCTGACGAGCAACAAATGGCGATCATGGATTTTTTCGCCAACGAGGTGGGTCGTTCCAGGCGTTCCCTACAGGAGACCTTAGCCCCTACTTCACCAAAGTCTCCTTCTACTACGGAATTAGCTACGCAGAGCAGTTAACGATGCCCCCTCTTGTATGGGCTGCATACATCAACAACTTGAGTGCGCATTTGGCGGAGACTACTATATTACAAGCTCAAGCAGCTCAATATGGTGCATCTGTTACAATACCTAAGGTACAATCACAACGCAGTACTTGGTACCGTACAGTACAGAGGCTAGCTGAATTTCATATTGACCAACCTAGTATGGGTAGTCCTGCCCAGTGGAAAGCTAAGATGTTAAGCGCTGGGATTGCGGTTAAGAGTCAGAAGGATCAAGAGTAATGGGTTTTGGTGGTGGTACAGAAGCTGGACCAGTATCTGTTACTTGGATAAGTGATACTGGTCAAATAGACGCAGCTATTACGCGTGTTGGCGGACGAATGCAAGGATTCGCTACAACTGTTCGTGGTGCTGGTATTCAGATGCAATTGTTCGGGCAAAGTATTGTTCGAACAGTAGCGGGAGTACTTGGAGCCTTTATCACCTTCGAAGAGGCATTCGTTGGTGTACGAAAGACTGTTGATGCTACAGAAGAGGAATTCGATCTTCTCGAGCGTGGTATACGTGATATGGCGCTACAGATACCTGTGGCTGCAGCTGATCTTGCTCGTATTATGCAGATCGCTGGTCAGATGGGTATTCGAGGGGTTAATGACCTTCTAAAATTCACCGAGACTATTGCCCTTATGGGAGCAGCTACTGATCTTACTGAAGAGCAAGCATCCTTTGCATTTGCTCGTATCAGTACTATCATGCAAGCTCCTATTGAAGATGTTGGAAATCTAGGTTCTAGCATTGTTGATCTGGGTAACAAATTCGCAACCACAGAGCCTCTTATTACAGACGCTGCCGTAAGGGCGTCAGGTGCTGCTAATACACTTGGTTTGAATGTTGCTGATATGTTAGGTGCTGTGGCAGCAGCTACAGTTGTTATGCCTAGAGCTCAATCTGCTGGTTCATCTCTAACACGTATCTGGACGGAGATGGCCGAAGCTTCATTCACAGGTGGTGAAAGCCTTGGTACTTTTGCTAGTATTATTGGAGAGACAGAAGAAGCGACCGCAAATCTAATTAAGGAAGATCCTGCACAAGCATTCATTCGTTTCATTGAAGGAATGGGTGAAGCTATTAGGCGGGGCGAGGATTGGGTGACAATTCTTGATAGTGTTGGACTTAATCAAATTCGTACGAGGGAATTAGTACTCAATCTTGCGGGAGCTGGAGACTTACTTAGGAACACAATCACGACGTCTAATACAGCGTGGGAAGAGAATATTGCCCTAAACGAGGAAGCGGAGAGAAGGTTTGGTACACTCTCAAGTGAGATAGGTTTGTTTAAGAACCTTCTCACAGAAATCAATATCATTATGGGAGAAGCATTGGCACCTGTAGTTCGGGAGTTAATGGATCGACTTCAACCATTCTTTAATGCATTTCGCGGGTTCGTTGAGGATCATCCTAACCTAGTAGCTGCTCTATTATCAATAGCAGCAGCTTTAGGAGTGATTGCATTTATAGCTGGTACTGCTTTGATTATTGCTGCTATTGTTCCAGTACTGACAGTATTGGGTGGTACTCTTGGATTGATTGTACTTGGAGTATCTGGATTAGTATTAGCAATTGGTGCATTGATAATCTTCTTCCCAGAGGTCAAGGAGTTCTTCGAGAACCTACCCGGACGGATGAAGATATTTGCGATCGTACTTGGAGTAGTAGCTATAGTCGTGCTCGCGCTAGCCGCTGCGTTTTGGGTAGCTAATATAGCAGCAGGTATATTCGTAGGGTTAATGGCAATCGTACTTTCCCCTATCTTCTTAATAATAGCAGGAATCATACTATTGATAGCGGCAATTGCAGCACTAATATTCTTTTGGCCGCAGATCTCAGAAGCACTAAAGAACTTTGGCGGCTTAGTAGTTGAGTTCTTTACCAATACATTGCCAAGGGTGTTCTTTGACTTTGTAGCCATGCTCAAGCGATTTGGTGTTGGTATTCGTGATACGTTACAGACTTTTGGGGTAGATATCCATAACAAGCTAAAGGAATTTGGGCTTGGTATACTTCACTTTATAGTAGACTTATCCATAAGGGTTCGCAACAAACTAAAAGAGTTCGGACTAGGAATCAAGAATACCCTCCGAGATAAGTTTGATCAACTCATCACACCTGTGATAGAAGCATTCCAAGAGATTGTAAAGACTGTAAGTTTTTGGTTCAACATCATCCGGACGATATTTACGACAGCATTCAATATCTATATTGAGACCGTTCGGTTTAGATTTAATATCATCCGTAGCATCTTCAAGATAGCCTTCAATGTTCTTCGTACGATTGTTGAGTTCTTTGTTGGGGTCATTCGAAGCAATTGGGGTACTATCATGAGTGTCATTCGATTTGCGACCGACCTTATTATAAATACCTATATCATGCCATGGATCAATCTTATACGCACCATATTCACTACTGGATGGAGTTTGATTGTCAATATAGTTCGATTCGCTTGGGATCTCATTGTACCTATTGTGACATTAGCTATTAACCTTATGCAGAACAATATCGCATTCTGGTTTGGTACTCTCAAGAATCTCTTTACATTAGGCTGGAAAGTACTGTGGAGTATCGTTAAGATAGTATGGGTAATTATCAAGAATCTGGTCTTAATTGGTGTGCAACTTATTTCAGGGATTATTCGTTTCGCTATGGCAGTAATGCGGGGTGATTGGGGAGCTGCATGGGATGCTATTAGAGATACTGTTACACGTATCTGGGGGCTAATAAAAGATACTGTAAGTACAGTAGCTGGAGAGATCTGGGCTATTGTCATTTCAATATGGGGATTCATTTTAGCTCAAACACAAACTACTTGGACACTAGTTAAGGACTCAATACTTGATGCACTTAGAGGTATACGTGATACTGGTAAAGTTATCCTTAATGCTCTCATCGCTATAATTTGGAATGCTGCACAGAAGATCATTGATGGGCTAAATAAAGTAATTGATGGTCTACAGAAAGCTCAAGATATTGCAGGGTTCTTTAATCCATTTGGTGGAGCAGGTCCCGCAATTAGGAACATACCAAATCTCGGTTCTCCTCCACAACTTGGACGAGGTGGTATAGCTCTTAGTCCTACACTAGCTATAGTAGGAGATGTACCTGAAGCAATTATACCATTAAACCAACTAGGTGGTTTAGGTATGGGCCCATTCTTTGGTCCTTTCACACTCACAGTCGTGGCTCAAGATCCTAGTGAGATGTTCGAGAAGCTCTCGGAGGCATTTCAATAATGACATGGAAGATTATTCCTATTTCATTTGCGGGTACTGTACTTACTAATACTGACCGCGAAGCTCACTTCCTACGTGGATTTAACTTGCATAATGTTCCTTCTCCTACACCAGTTACTGTTCCACGTTTAGGTGGCTTCCCTACATATGTGCGAACACAGCCTGCATCTGGGAAGGCGTTCCCTGTCGAATTCATTCTTCTTAATAATACACAAGCAGTAGTTGAGACTCTTCGGCAGTTATTTGATTCAGTAGATGGTACAGCATTACTCGTTGTAGAAGATGGCGATGCTATACAAAAGCGCATCCTCACTGTGAGACAAGGCGTAGTGTATAGTGATGGTATATGGATTGGATCTTTGTGGGCACCTGACCCAACATTATTTGCTAACAACCTTTCCACCTCGACGATTGATGCTCTTGGAGATGCTGCTGCAGACTTCTCTCCGACGCCAAATAACTTAGGAGATACTCCAACGAAGCCCCTGTTTCGAATCGAACCCCAAGCGTTGAAGTCACCATTAGAAAGTTGGGCTCTAACGCGAGAGATTACGTATGCATGGAGAAGCGAACTTCCTGCTGCAGGACCTGTAAGTGGGTCGTGGCTTCTCGAATTAACTGATGGTGGTTGGGATACTGAAGCGATCATAGACGTATCGGGGATCAATACAACTATCAACCAAGTTGGGGGGATTGCCTTAGGGGCTACTCCACCGTTTGATATAGTCGTTGTATCTACGGCTGGGTTCGATCAAGAAGGAATGCTCATGATCACCCCAGGTGGGACTCGTGAGCAGTTCGCGTATACAATCAAGAATGCCACGGAGTTTACGATCACTGCACGCGGACTTCGGATGGCACCGGTTGCGCACTCTGATGGGGCGACAATTGATCAAAGTCGCATGTTAGCTGACGGCGATGATATTGCAGTCTTTATTGATGGTGTTGAGGTTGATCGTAGTGGAGTCTACCTTTCAGGAATAGATATAGCTACAACTCAGATCTGGATTGAACTTAAAGATAGTCCTGCAATCAGTGCTGAAGCTCCTACGGGTACAAGTGGTACGACTGTGTTTGTGATGCGAGAAGAGCATCCCTTTGTTGTAGGCGACTATCTCGTGGTCAACTCAGGGAACTTTGAACAAGTACGTGTAACGGCAGTTGATGGTCGAACAATTACGATCGAACGTGGGGTACGTAAGACTATTGCGACTACTATTACTGCGGGCACACTTTTCTATCGCTCAAGCCACCGAATCCAACTCGCCTATTACTGGTCTGGTGCGCCAGTACTTACCGCACCGCTAAATACCCCGATTATAGATCTTGTAAACTCGAAGAATAATACGTGGCTCTGGGCGAATGAACTATATTCACAAGCACGTGAAGCAGGTGGTTGGCGTAGGATTCTCTATCCTGGTTCGAATCCAGTTCCGACGAATCGCTTACGAACGAAGATAGGGCTTGATTCGAGCATCGTTACAAAGGCATCTTTCGTTGATGTAGAACCTTCGAGTGAGAAACCAAACTACGATGCACTCGAGTTTATAGCTGCATGTGGTATTGATACTACAGATGGTATTGAGTATGATGCAACTATTGATTGGCCGTTTGCCCTTCAAGTAATTGGGCGAGACTTCTCTGGATTTGAAACACTCATTGTAGATCGATTGGGACATGAGAGCGGAAACTCCCATGAGCCGCCAGTAACTGAGACTGACCGACAAGAGGATCCAGCGACCTCTCTCGCCGCAGTTATACTTCGTGCACGGAATATTATCGTAACTGGCGCGTTGATTCCATCCGATTCAAATGTCCTTGCATTACAAGAAGCACCAATTATCATACTGGATACGCAACTTCTATCACTCGATGCAGATACAGAGCTTGCAGGAATTGTAACTCGAGTGAAGAAGGCAACTGCGGGAACAAAGACGTTGCTGCTACAGATACTCGAAAGTTCTGGCGCTGATGGTATTGGCGGTGTGATCGCTGGTATTCTTACTCATACTCTCACTTCGTCTTCGTTTCTAGAGGTGTGTCAATTCTACTCGAGTCCTAGTCCAGTCTTGCCAAGTGGAAAAGTTCATATAGCTATTTACGAAAGTACTGGCACAGGTGAGATTGAAATAGTTAAGAGCATCGTTGCGGTATACCCAACAGGTGCGCACTGGCAGTTCGATTCTGTAAAAGGTTACCAGCGCATACAAAACGAAGACCTTTGGGTTCACTTTCTAAGTTTAACGGCCGATAATCAAGTGGAGATGCTTCCATCAGAAAAGCGAACGGGCCTACTACTCGAACTTGATAACGTTCAGTTGAGATTTGATGCAACAAGGACACCTATTGCAGAGTTTAGAGCTGTAGAAGATGCTTACTACATTGATGATACGATTAGTCGTATAGGACAATCCTTCCGTATTCGATTCTTAGAGCGTTGGGCTGATCTTCAAAGTGAGAGCGTAGAGATAGATGTCGCAGCAAAGACAGTTATCTTCTCGAAGGATAGTGATTCTATTCGACAAACCCTTCAATCTGATGATGATGATTGGCTTGTACTCCTATCGGGTGCGACTACTGTTACAGTGACTCCAAATGGGGGTGCAGGAACAACAGATGAAAATCATACCCTTGAATATCGAAGTGCGTGGCAAGCATGACTACTCTTCCAAATGTTTCAGCCTTTGTACATTCACCCTTGCCACCATTTATGCAGATTGCAGGGCCGATACCGATAGAAACCCAAGAACGTGAGTATGCTCTCTCTCAAACAGATCGAGGACGTATCGTTGTAGCAGTTTCTGATATCCAAGATCTATCTTGGACACTTCCTGGTGCATGTTGGGGGATTGCATCTACACGTGGACAACCATATTGGGTTGGCTTTGTTTCAGAGGAAGAACGTAGATTTCGAAGTGAGAAGGTACGTCTTCCACTACTAGGGCCAATGGAAGGGCTCTTAGATCTTATTGAAGTCTTTTCACAAACAACAGCAGAAGGTACAACATCTGCTGAGAATGCAATTCGAGATGTCTTAGCTTTTGCTGAGACCCAAATTGCATCAATTCAAACCGGTAATATCTCTCTCACCCATGCAAGCGACTTAAAACCAACCGGAGATACTGTTGCACGGTTTCTCGGGTCAGTTATAGGAAGAATAGCTGCTGACTATCGCATTCGAACTATTAAGGGTACTGATGGACGAGTTACCTTCACTGTTGACGTAGGAAATCTCACAAAACCTACCTCTGTGATTCTAGATGCAGATGTTATTCGAGCGGGTAATTACACACGGAGACGTGCAACTAGTAGTATTACTGTTGTTGGAGCTGGTAGTCAGTTTGAGAGTCGTCCAGCTACAGTAGTGGGAAGTACACTCGCACCAAATCTAGGAGGAGTTATACAGAGTGAGTTAGTAGATAAACAGGAAGTTGATGCAATAGCACAAAAGTTTATTGGACCCGCTTCTGTGCAGAGGTTAACAGTTTTTGATGAGCGCTCATCAAAGGGTATAATAGCAGGAGCACAAGCACGCTTTACCGATCGACTTAGATCTGTTGATCAGATCGCACTTACGTTGGATTTACAATCATCACTCGTTCAAGCATTACGTATTGGGGATGTATTTCGGTTAACAGTTGAGAACTGGATGAATAATATTGGAGTTGATACTGATGTACAAGTGCGAAGTATTAGGCCGAGAGAAGAAGCTGATGTTGTGGATATGATTACATGGGTGAAACAGGTTTAACAGAGGAGGATCAACGTCTACGGGAGTTGTTAGTAGGTGAACAACTCCGGCAGAAGGTGATACAATTATCACACGATGTTAGTGATATTCAACGACGTCGATTCTCTGAAGCACCATTTCCACCACATTTTCATAAGCATCCAATCATCTTTGCTACTACACTAGTTGATGAGCATGATGTATTCAAGCAGATCTTAAATATCGGAACAACCTATATTGAGATTGTTGGGTCTCATGATGTATTACCTCTTACCGGGCTTATCGATGTTGAAATGAAGGTAGTTGCAGTCGCACAGGGGAATGTATCTGGTACTAAAGGTTTAGCGGCATTTACAGGTGGTGTACTACTATGTGATATAACCTGGACTGATATTACATTACAAGATCCGATTGGGGGCCTCTGGGTTCCAGCTGAAGGTATCATCACTGAAGATGTAGATGTACATGCACGTATAAAGGGGGCTTCTGCTATTGAGGATATCAACTTGTACAAGTTAGTCTTATGGATACGTGGAAACGTTCAGAGTGTATAAGTATAGAGTATGTATCCATTAGTCTTGCTTATTCACTCATATGTCCGCTATACTAAGATGTGAGAGTACAAGCTGAAACAGAAGGAGGGTGAAATGGACCTATTGGATAAAGCAAGTTGGAAGCGTAGAATGAGTGGGTTAATAGTACCATTCCTTGACCCAGTCGCAGTAAGAGAAGCTGCTCGAGATCTTGGAATGGGCTTCCATAGTGTTTGGGATGTATGGTGTACAGGCCCTGATGGAAAGTTAAAGTGGGCAGATATAGGCCTGCATAACTTAATGCCTGATGAAGGAGAGCAGTGGATTCTTGAAGTAGCTTTTAGCGAGGCTCAATCTGTGCCGGCTGCTTTCCAGATTGGGTTAACGGACGAAACAGTTCCGGCTACATCAATTGATGAGTTCACGACGGAGACAACTATTGCTGACGGTGTTGACGGGACCGAACCTTCTGCTAATGGCTATGCTCGCCAAGCTGTGAACTCAGATGGCACTGATTGGACTGTTGCTTTAGACGCTGGTGACTATCGAGCCGTCTCGAAGGTTGTCACGTTTACTGCTTCTGGTGGTTCAATCCCTCCGACAGGAGCTGTTGACTGGATGTTCTTGGTAACAGGAGCTGCCGGTAAGTTAGTCTCTGCCGTTGCACTGAGTACAGGACGAGTCATCTTAGACGGTGACAGCTTGAACACGAGCATTAGGGTTAAGGCCTCTGAATAGCGCTTAAGCTATAATAGGGTTGGAGATGTATTAACTATGCCTGCCTGCTGGGTTACTGGCCCCATCATTACAATAGACGGCGTGAACAAGCCGAAGGTCGCCACTCTAACTGACGGTCTGAGGGACACGTACAAGCATAGTTCGGCCATCTATCCTGAGCGTGGAATGACATGGGCACTCTCATACGTTGCTGGTGCTGACTTCGTAGCCATTGACGCTGATCCAGATTGTCATCGTCTGTTTGATGAAGTGATCCCAGACGTTTCGCCTTTCGAGCCTGTGCCTATCTTTTCGTCCAGGTGGCCTAATCGCGCGACTTCCCGTGACTGGCTGCTGTCGCCTTCGACTACCCCAGGTATCGACCTACAGGATCAGTTAGCGATACACGGGGCATCTGTAGACGGGCTTACTGTTGCTTCAACCCGTGGCGAGTGGTTGGCTAGCTTGGGGCGGGCTGTCAGTGCCGGACTAGACGACTTCAGACCAGAGGGCTGGTACACACGATGACCAAACGCGTGATCGACACGTTCACTGAGGTATCCACGACAACTCTTAATTTTCATACTCCCGACACGGGTACGGGCTGGACGGAGGAGGAGAAAACAGGTGTAAGGTTTTTGCGGGTTCTTGGTGGCGTTGGGGACGTTGCGCCTGATGGTCGAGAAAATACTAACCGTATTTTCTATTCCTCGCAGCCTGATCCATCAGCATCGGGCGACACCGAATATGACGTGTCGTTCACGTTGAGCGCTCATCCTACCACGGATGATGTGATGTTCGGTTGCTTCGCCCGTTGGACGGACACAGATAACTACTACTCAAGCGGTGTCTGGCGAAGTTCGGGGGACGGTCAGCGGATAGCCAAGAAAGTAGCGGGTGTTGTTACCGAGATTGCTGCGGGTGGGTTAGACCTCTTTGCTCAGGGAAGCACCGACGAGTACATCTTCAAGATTCGAGACGCAACAACACGCCAGACTTGGCGTAATGAGACACAGGCGGATGAGATTACGGCAGACGACACTGCGCTAACCTCTGCCGGTAAGTGTGGTATGTGTACGGGGAATTATATCGTTAGTACGGCTGACATTGAAGTTGAGTGGGAAATTGACTCCTATTTCTGGGACGACCTGGCGGTTGCTGAAGTAGTGATATTCTCACATCCATTGCAGGTGCTGCAGGCTGTTAATCGAGCGAGCGTAATCTAAAGGGAGGATAGTATGGCTAGGTTTTTCAT